ACCTTGAAATTTTTGACGCACGCAAGCCCCCTTGCGGGGGCTTGGCGGTGGATTAGGCTGACGCGGTGCCGGTAACTTTGCGCCCCTTGACTGCCTTATTGATTGAGAATCCGCACTCGATTGCACGGGCGACAATTTTTTGGTGAAAAATCGGGTCGGTCAAATAGGCTTCGAGGTTATCAAGCCAAGCCGTGAACCCGTCAACTTCGGTGGCCATGTCGGGGGCTGGCGCGGCGGCTGGCATTTTCGCGGCGGGTTTCTTGGCGGCTGACTTGCGAGCGGTGCCGATGGCTTCGCGCACTTGCTTTGCTGCATCGCGCATGGCGTGTTTTGGCATCGCGGCGGCCTGAGCGGCGGTAACGTGCACGTCAGCCTTTTTGCCGTCAACGATGGCCGATACAGTCACGGGGGTGGCGGCGGCGGCGTGAAGCGTCAGCGCGTCAACGAACAAGGCGCGGACATTGTGCCCGGCGGTGGCGAAATCCGCACTATAGAGGGAAACCACGTCGGCGATGCGCTGGCCGATGGGGGTGGCTGGGTTCAATTGAGCGGCGGCGAGTTGCGCGGCTTCTTTGCAGCTTTGCAGCATGGTCGCGGCGGCTTTGCCTGCCTTGAGAATCAACGCGCCCGCCTTGGCGTCACGGTGTCCGACAATCGCGGCGGCTTGGGTGGTGGTGGTGGTTGCAGTCATGGAAAATCTCCGAGTCGTAATCCGGGAAACCCCCGGCGGTCATGCCTTGTTGGCATGGCTCAATTATACATCAACTGGCGGGCATGTCCACCAGTTAATCCCACGGGATGAAGCAGGGCTCATGATAGTAGTCGGGGGGCTAGGCTGGTCCATCTATCGGCCCATAAGTCAGACGTGTGGCATCGCATACTGGAGCCAAGATGTCAAGCAGGGCTCATGATAGTAGTTGAGTTAAGGCGAAAAAAAAGGCCCCGAAGGGCCTTTCTCATGCGCAGACGATTTCATACTTTGCGACCTCCTTGATTTCGGTGCCGACCTGCACTTTGCGGCAGGCATCCGAGCCGTCGTTGATGTTTGCCTCGAACCGCACTGTGAGGTCAACCCCACCGACCTTGCCAGAGAATTTGAATGTGCGGCTCGCGCACCAGTCAGCGGCATAGTCGACCGTGTCTGTAGCGTCCAGACCGAAACCCAAAATGCACTCAGCGATCGCAGGGACTGGGCCCTCGCGCAGGGAATTGACGTTACCCTCGAAACGCACATGCAGGCTCAGATCATCACCACTAGACCACACGTAAACATTGGGTGTTGCCGACACGTATTTGTCGAAACCCTGTGTTGCCGCAAAACCAGTGATGGCATTTGCGATAGCATAAGCTGGCTTGAAAGCGTCAGCGTGATTTGCGAGCGCAGTGATTTCGGCGCGAGCGCGAGCGAGGTCGGCGCGTTTGTCAGCGAGTGTGCGAGTGAAAGAGAAGGCGTTTGCTTTGCGTGCCATGATGAACTCCAGTAAGTAAGTGATCCCAGAACCGCTGGGCCGTTATGCTGTGTTGTTCAGCATGTATGTATTATATCGCAGTTTAGAATTAAATGTGAGTTTCGCAGAGAATTAGTGGAAGAGCAGATGATAGTAGTGGGTACCCACCCCCTCCACCCGTACATAGGGGGTACCCCCCGGGGGGTCTTATTCCCTAACCCGTAAAGCGCCCCCCATTTTTCACGTGTCTAATATATCTACAACAACTTCGTAACTTAAAAAATCCCAGCCCTGTTTTTATACACCAAACATAGCTCCGATATATTCACAACTTAAAAATCACCGGCCCTTTCTTTTTCTACCCGGTCTGGTATATTGGGGGCATGCACAACTCAATCTCAGCAGACCAGCTTCTGCGAGAACTTGCGTTGGCGGTGGCCCGGAACAATGTTGGTGCGATGCGCCCAGTGTCCGAGGTAATTGCCAGTGAAGGTTTGACCCAAGCTGAGTACGATGCGATCTCACTGAACCCTCAATTCCAGAGGTACGTCGAAGCGTACGCGGGGGAGTTGAAGGAGTCCGGCTTCTCGATCCAAGCCAAATCCCGCTTGCTTGTCGAAGACTTGTTGCCGACCATGTACCACTTGGTCAAAGACGTCGATGCGCCAGCGGCTGCACGGGTCAAGGCTTTCGAGAACTTCATCGAGCTGGCCGGTGCCAAACCCAACAAGACTGTGGAAGCTGCTGCAGGCCCGGGGTTCAGTATCACGATCAACGTGCCCGGTGGGGCTCTTACGACAAGCACCTCGAAATCTCTCTCCAGTGCCGATGTAACTGAGTTACCAGTTCTCACGCTGCCTGCGAAAGAAAAGCGAGCGCCCACTAACATCATTTTCGATGAGCCGGACAGTTACGAGTATGCTGGCGAGGATTTCAACCCATGAGCAGCCTGCAGTTCTCCCCGGTACCTAGCCTTGTGCCGTTTTTCCTGTCAGAGCAGTTCCTGTCGCTGGTCTGTGGGCCTGTGGGATCGACTAAAACGACCGCTGGTATCGTCAAAATCCTGTACCACGCCAAGAAAATGGCCCCGAGCCGAGACGGCATACGGCGTAGTCGATGCGTTTGGGTGCGAAACACGCGAGAGCAGCTGCGGGACACGTCGATTCCAGACTTTTTGAAGTGGTTTCCAGACGGTTTGGCGGGCTCTTTTCTCAAATCCGAGTACAAATTCTTCCTGAAACTGGACGATGTCGAGTGCGAAGTGCTGTTTCGGGGCTTGGATGACTCCAACGACGTGCGCCGTTTGCTGTCTTTGCAGGCCAGTTTTGCTGTGCTGGACGAGTTTCGAGAGATCAATAAGGACGTTTTTGAGGCACTTCAGGGTCGTTTGGGGCGGTATCCTGACGGAATGATGGTGCCGCATCGCCCAGAGTGGGGCAACGACGACAAGGGCAATCCCATACAGGGGTGCGTGACTGACGACGGTACGCCCAACAGCCACTTGTGGGGGATGAGCAACCCGCCAGACATGGATACGTTCTGGGAAGGGCTCTTAGCCAGCCCACCGGACAACATGCACGTCACGATTCAGCCATCGGGTCTGAGCCCAGAGGCCGACTGGATTAGGTTGCTGCCGTCCGGGTACTACGACAACTTGGCCAAGGGCAAAACGCAGGACTACATCGACGTGTACATCCACGCCAAGTTCGGCAAGAGCTTGGCCGGGCAGCCGGTGTTTCGCAGTTTCGACGGCGACTACCACGTGGCGAAGAACCCGCTGGTGCCCATCCTCAACGGGATGCGGCCAGTGCTGATCGGCATGGACTTCGGGTTGAACCCCAGCGCAGTCGTGGGCCAGATCGACGCCATGGGGCGGCTACTGCTGTATCGCTCGCTCACGGCGGATGGCATGGGCCTGCTCAGGTTCCTGCGGACGATCCTCAAGCCGGAGCTGGCGCAGACGTTTCCCGGAGCGCCCATACTGGTCATCGGAGACCCGGCAGGCACTGCCCGGGCACAGACAGATGAGAAGACTGTGTACGACATTTTGGAGCAGGAAGGCCTCATGGCCAAGCCAGCGTACACGAACAGCATCATCGCTCGGATCACAGCCGTGGAGCAGTTCCTCAATCGGCAGGTGGACACAGGCGCTGGCATGCTGGTTGACCCCAGCTGCCGTCCGCTCATCAACGCGCTGCGTGGCAAGTATCGCTACAAGATAAAGAACAACGGCGAGATGGATGACACCCCAGACAAAAACGAGGCATCCCACATCGCTGATGCCTTGCAGTATCTGTGCCTGCATGCTGACGCTCAGCAGGGCGGGAAGTTCACTAAACACAAGGCTAGGACCGTGGAAGATGTGTCTATGAGCGGGTGGACGTGAACGCCCTGTAGACAGAATCCTCTGGGGGTGTAGAATCTGCGCAGGCTCACATACCTGCCGCTGGAGGCACCATGGCTACAAAATCGTCAACCATCTACTCAGACAATCCGAAAATGGATCGCTCTGGCATCACAGCCGAACGACCAAAGTACGGCTATATGGGCACACAGCTCGGCACTGAGAAGGTCACGGGCGGTAAGCTCTACATGGAAGGCATCCGCGAGGAAGAGGCCGCGAGCAAGCGACTGGCGCTCACGAGCAACGCCAATCTGCGCAAAGCCGCTGGCTATGTGAATCAAGGCCTGTCGTGCGACCACGCGATGGACGTCCTTGCCCGAGAAACACTGCACATGCCCGACCGCGTGGACGTCATCAAAGCTACGGCCAAGATGTTCGGCGGCTCCAAGAAAGGCTGAAGATGGCCGGTCTCGTTATTGTCAAAAGCAATTCGCAGCTCGATGCGGAGGCCGCAACGAGAGACGCAGCCGACGCAGCAGTATTGCGCCAGCGTATTCCCGTCCTGACTGGTTTGGCTTCGCATGTGCGCAGCTGCTGGGAAGCGGCCCGAGATGCCAAGCAGCCCATTGAGCGCAAGATGCTCAAGGCGCTACGCCAGCGCACCGGAGAGTATGAGCCAGACAAGCTGGCCGACATCCGCAAGTCAGGTGGATCAGAAATTTTCATGATGCTCACTGAGACAAAGTGCCGTGGCGCGGAGTCGTGGTTGCGTGACATCTTGCTGGACGAGGGCATGATCCCGTTCGACCTGAAGCCAACACCGATGCCTGACGTCCCCCCGGACTACGAGCAGAAGGTGACTGCGCTGGTGGCGAACCAAGTGATTCAGGCCATTCAGGCCAACGAGCAGCTGTCTCCCATGATGATGGAGACGTTCAAGGAGCAGGCCCGCGAGGACATTCGTGTCGCTCTGATGGAAGACTCCGTGGACCGCGCTGATCGCATGAAGCGCCAGATTCAGGACCAGTTTGCCGAAGGCGGCATGGTGGATGGCTTCAACGCGTTCATCAGCGACCTAGCCACATACCCGGCAGCCATTCTCAAGGGCCCAACCGTTCGCCGCAGCAGACAGCTGGAGTGGACGCAGGCACCAGACGGCTCGTATTCGCCACAGGTGCAGGACAAGTTAGTGCCTACTTACAGCCGCGTAGACCCATATCGGTTCTACCCAGAGCCGGGCTTGACTCGCTTGAACGAAGGCTATGCCATCGAGCACCACCGCCTGACGAAGTCTGATTTGTCAGAGTTGATCGGCGTGCCGGGCTACGACGACGGCGCGATTCGCGCTGTGCTGGACGAGGGCAGCAACAACGAGTGGATGTGGTCAGCC